TATACTTATATTATCCGATAATCAATACTTATATTTCGAGTTTACAAATTGTTCATATTTGAAAAAAGAGCAAAGATAAAGCCCGGGATAATCTCGGCTCACTCCCGGGCTTGAGTAAGTAAAAATAACCTACTCTCTTTATTGATATTATCATACTTGCTATTAGCTTGTAAACCTAAACTTAAAGTAGTTAAGATGCCCCAAGAAATAATAAGAGCTCCCCATTTTAACGCCGCCTATCGTCATTTCTTGAGCATCCGAGCCGCTCCCGTTAATCCTTGCTCGCCATATCTCAGTATTATTAACGTAGATATAAAGCGTGTCGGCGATCTTAGAGACTTTTACTTCTTGTCCACTACTGCCTACATTGATAGTTTGCTCGCTCCCGCTTATATTTTTATATCTATCAATATAAGTTTGAGTCGGCTTGATGCCAAGCTCGAGATTATAAGTCGCCGACGTGCTATAACGATAGAATAAGCCTATATCGGTTTTATTTTCTGCCGTCTCGGTTGTCTCGGCGTTAAGTAGGATCTCAAAATTTCTACTGATATTAGTAGTAGAAAAAGGATTTATCCCGGTAAATCTTATAGTGTTTGCCGTTCCGTCAAAGTCTACATTACTAAGCTCATAGTCCCAAGTAATAGGACTCAGAGCGGCAAAAGTGATAACACCCGTTATTATTACGCCGACGATGTTATCTGCCGTTACGGGATAAGTTGAGCCGCTTATTGTTGCCGTAACTGTAATACTCGTCTCGCTCGCTTTAGCGATGCTAACAGAGCCGACGTTTAAGAAGTCGCTATAATCTGCCGAGCTACCGCCGCCAATTACTGAGAGAGCAAGCTCAGAGAAAGAGATCTCATTCTCGCCGATTATCTTATCGAGTTTGAGAGTAAACTTGATAGAAGTATCTGAAAGAGCGATCCCGTTCGTATAATAATCTGTAAGCTCTATTGTGTCGCCCTCGTGATAATAAAAGGGATCGATGCCGTTAAGCTCGAAAGAGTTTTCGTATCTCGGCAAGCAGTTAACAGAGAGCGACTTTTTTACTCGGTCGAAAAAGACGAGCGGAGTCCCCTCGGCGATGCTCAAATCAAAAGTAGCAGACTCGAGCTTATCAGTTACAATAACTCGAATTATCCAAGCCGAAGTGTTAGCGAGATTTATTGTCTCGGTCGCTCCGTCTGCGATCTCGGTTAGCTCCGACCATACCGCCGAGCCGTCCTCTTGATATTGATATTCGATAGTAGCCTCGTTATTGCCGTCTAACGGGCTTATCTGAGCGTTTACGGTTAGATTAGTATCGTTATAGTAATTCCCTCGGCGAGCGCACGAGATAAGCGCCTCGGGCGTGCTATAAGCAAGCATAACGATATTAAGAGTAGCCGTCGAGCTATTGCCTCGAGAATCTGTTATTACGATCTCTCCCGGGATAGAATCGCTCGAGTCGATTGTTCCGAAGTCAAAGACAAAGTTATTGAGACTCGTACCGGCGATAGATGCCGTCTTAGTAACCGAGTTAATAGTTACGGCGATAGATGAAAGAGCCGCGCCTTTTATGGCAGAAAGAGACGAGATCGAGATTCTTGCCGTAGACTTTCCTTGTATAAGTCTCTGCCTATTGCCCGTGATAGCATAAGTCGCCTCGTTTGTGTCTTGGTAAGCTATGCCGCTAATACGAGGCTCGCCGTTTACGATGCTCATAGTTATATAAGCGGGATAGTGATATTCCGCCGAGCCGATAACAGTTCTCAGATCGATAGTTAATACGACTGAATTACTCGACGGGATAAGATTTCGCAATATTGTTCTATCTGCCGCCGAAAGTTCAAAAGTAAAGCTTGTTGAGTTTTTATTGACATCTACCCAAGAAAGCAGATATTGCCCGTTATATCTGATATTAGCTTGCAGAGAGTTGACGTCGTCGCCGAGCGGATTAACATAGTTAAAGCTCGGATTCTCCTCATCGGTGAAGTCTTGAGTCGAAGTGATAGACGCGTATCTTTCGATTTTCGGCAGACTCCAAGAGCCCGCGCCTTGGCAATTAACCTCGGTTAAGTGAATAGCCGCCTCAGCAGATGCCTCAAAAGTCTTGTTGCCGTCGTTGTCGTGCTCGATTGTAAATTGTCCGCTTGCTACCGCCGTCCCGTTGTAGAGATTGATTCTCTGAGCCGAGAGATAAACGACAACGCCGTTTATTATTACCTTGAAAGAGCCTGCCTTATACCAAGTCGCGCCGCCTTGTCCTGCGCCCGTTAAGCTCCAAGAGATTATAGTCGAATTTGTCTCATAACTTTGAGAGAGCAAAACCCAAGCAAAAGTAAGATATCGTCCGTCGTAACCCGTAGTATTAAAAGAGCCGCTTGTTGCCATATTTGCCGCCTCCCTTATTCGATAATAGGCAATAAGCCTATACCGTCGTTAATAATATTGTCGTCGCCGTCCGTAACCGTAATAGGCATAAACGAAAGCTTGCCGCCGATTGATAAACTCTCATCGACTTGAGCCTTTTTCACTCGTGTAGTGTCGCCCTCGATGCCCCAAATTATCGCGCCGTCTGCGTCGAGTATCTTTATACCCTCCGAATCGCTCGCGATGAATTTCGAGCCGTTCTCGCCGTATGCCGTGATTCCGCCGTTGTTTAGTTCGGCTATTAAAGTATTCGCCGAGTTATAGAGCTCAAGCCTGCCGTTGCTATTGAGATTAGAGCCGAGCTTATAGACTCCGCCTTTTATCAAGTCTGCCGTGAAGTTGGTAGTCGTAAACTTGGAAAAATCGAGCCTGCCGTCGATGCCCCAAGCTTTTATAAAGTTGCCGTTGATGCCGTTAGTAGAGAAAGAGACGCCGTTCTCGTCTATCCTCATTACTTTGACGGCAGACTCAGCCGGGAGCGAGTCTACAACGGTTATCGCATCGCCGGTATAGATTACATAGCTTGAGCCGAGTGCTTGCCATATACGAGCAACGGCGACTTCGACGGCGGCTTGAATATTGATAGTCAAGTTTTCGTTATTCTCAGTTATTGCCGTCTGTATTTGAGCCGATATACCGCTCATAAGATCGCTCAAGCTCTGAGCTTGAGTACCGAAAACGATATTGTTATATTTGCCGAGAAGTACGTCATACTCAAAAGAGACAACGGCGGCAGAAAGAGAGAGATCGAGTCTTTCGTCGAATACTTCGACAACATCGCCGACGTCGGTTATCTTGTCCATATTAGCCGATATCGTGTAATTTATCGCCGGGTATTGAGCCGCCTCGAGATAAGCAGTAGCTTTCGAGATAAGATCCTCACGGAGAGCCGCCTTATACTCTGCCTCGGTATTATAGTCCTCCTCGTTGATATTATCTTGCTCGAAAGTAACTACTTTTGTATAAGGGATATCATATTGTATCTCTGAGTAGAGATAAAGCTCATCGAGCAGATAGCCGTCTTTGCCGACGGGTAAGACTTTAGTACAAACTCCCGTCCAATCCTCAGTAACGGCTATATCTTTCAAGTTCTTTCGATATTGAATAGTAACGCCGTTGTCCTCGCCGATAACATTCTTTATCGAGATATTAAAGTTATCTCTCACAAGATGCCCGCCCCAACGGGATAAGACTACATCGATAGCCTCGTTGAGATTCTTTCTCACACATCGAAAGCTTGCGATCGTCTGCACGTCTGAGCTAACAGAAAAAGGGCTCTCGTTGTCGGTCGCATCGTTAAGCCAATTGAGAGCATCGTTGCAGTTCTTATTTACAACGTAAGAATCGGCGATAATATAATTCTCGCCGTCGTAGTAAAGATGCCAAGCTTTCGCGCGGATCTTTGTTCCCGTTGTCTCGATATTAGCCTCAAGCCGAAAGCCTTGTTGTCCTTGAGGCGTATCAACTACAACGATATTATTAGCCTTGATATATTGAGCATACTCAACGCCACATTCGAGATTTAAAAAATAGTCGCCGTTATCAACTTTCGTTACAACGGCGCGGCTTGCCTTGATAACGGCGTCGCCGTTCGTAGTGAAGTCCGTATCATTAGGCGAGAATATCTTAATCATTGTCAAAACCTCTTATTTGTCTATCAAATACTCCTCGAGAGTCTTTTCTGCCTCGCGTAAACTCGTTAGATCGTTCCCGTTAAGAGAATGTTTAAGCAAAGCCAAAAGAGCCGACTGAGTAATTTTATTGCTTTTCTCGATAGCCTTAAATCGGTTATCGTCGTTTGTAAAATACTCTCTAAAAGTAACGATTGTCTTGTCGATCTCGTCGAGCCGATGCTCAATAGCTCCGAGTCGGTTGTTTTGCTCTCGCTCGGGCGACTTTGTCTTATCGATCGCCTTAGTAATAACGCCGAGAGCGGCAGAGATCGTTACAATAGCCGCACATATTGCGAGGATTATCGAGACGAGCTCGCTCGGTGTAAAAGTAATTGTGTTATCCATTTTCTCAAGCTCTCCAACCTAAAGCGAATATCTTAAAAGCTTGCGAGGCGTAGTTAGTTACACTTGTCGAATCGAGTTGTATTCTTATCAAATTGCCGCGAGCGTAGAGAGTCGGGCGATAGTAGCTCGCTCCGACTATATCGGGCTTTGCCATTTCGTAATATAGAGCATCGGTAACGTTATAGCAATAGGCGGCAAGAATCGAGAGATTATAACCCGTCTCTCCCTCTATTGCGACATAGCCGCTCGTATCTGCCGGGAGCGTTCCGCTAAACTCAAAGACTTTGAGTCCGGCAACAAGTTCTTGAGCGGCGATTATCGAGGCGACATCTCTCATAGACGGGATAAACGGCGTTGCAGTTGCGCCAAATTCCGCTTTTATTCGCCTTATAGATATATCGTCGGCGATCGCTCCCGTTGTCGTGAAAGTATGCCTCATATATTTATTATCGGGATTTGAAATATTGCATTGTAACAATACGCCGCCGCCAAGATCCTCAATCGTTTTAACTGCCGATTGAGCATAAGTCGTATAGGTTACACTCCTAACAATAGGCTCGTTAGATCCTATTTTCAATTCTACGGTAACGGTATAGGGATATTTCCAAGTATCGCCGACCGAAAACCAATTAGGCATAAAAGCGGGAGATGCCAAGTCTATAATACTACCGCGAGGAAAGAAAAAGCCCATAGATCCCGTTGCGTATCCGTTTTGAATTTTCCAACCGTTAGCAAAATAATCCGTAGGAGGATTAGGTTGATTTACAAAGTCGCCGTTAAACATCAAGTTATTAACTCCGAGCTTTTCGTTAACCGCACGAATAGACGGAGCGTTTGTTACGGGATCGCTCCCGGAGACTAAAGAATCGACAATAGTACCCGTACCGCCAAGAGCCGAGACTTGAACCTTTTTTAAGAATCGCATTGTTTAACCCTCCTTACGCTAATTTTATGAGCGAATATTTACTTTTTATTTCCAAACCGCTATTACTGTTTTGAGCAACATTGATATAATATGGTGTGTTTGATGACGGAGCTAAAATACTCACAAGTTGAAGTTGTTGTTTTACTGTTCCCATATTATTTGCTCCGGCACTTCGGAAGTAGTCCATCGGAGCTCCGCCGCTTGTTGTACTAATGCCTATTTGTCGCACTCCCGTTGAATTGCCCGCAAATTCCGCCGTGATAACGATTAAATATTTACTCCCTCCGACCGTCGAAAAAGAGCCTACGTTTTGCCAAGCCGTTGTATTAGCCGATACTGTTGTTAAGTTAGTTATGTTTCCTATCGACGGCTTTTCGCCTTGTACATATGCCGTCGTTGCGATCCTCGTCGAGTTGTTACCCGCCGCTTGAGTCGGAGCAGTCGGCGAGCCCGTAAAAGAGGGACTTGCAAGCGGCGCTTTTAAATCGAGCGCCTCCTTAACCGCCTTAGTTTGAGGCGCATTGTCCGACGTTGCAGAAAGAGCCGAGTCGTACGGGCTCGGGATTTCATCATACCCGGCGGGCGTCTCGTCCTCAGAGTCGAATCCGATAACGGAGTCTTTCGGGATCTCGTAAACTTGAGCGTTCTCGCCGTTAGCGACTTCAAAAGTAGTCGTTGAGCCGTCCGTCAAAGTGATTGTATAAGTATCAATCAAGCCGCTTGTACTTGTCTTTTCTATCGACTCGATGCTCGTTCCGTTGGTAACAGTAAAAGTCTCGGTCGATCCGTCCGAAAGCGTGATTGTATAAGTATCAACATTACCGCTCGAGCTTGTCTTTTCGATGCCCGTAATGTCATTACCTGCCGCGCCTTTTAGCATTATAGTTCTAAAGACTATATCTTTCATTTTAGCAACCCTCCTCAATATTTATTCTACCTATCATTAGCGAGATAACATCAGTATCAACATATGTCTTGAGATCGTAAAAATATCGACCTGCGTCGAGATCCTCAGTTAATCGAGGCGGGATTCTAACGGTATATGTTATAATATCCGCCTCCTCATCATACGAGCGCTTGTCGATATTGTCTGCAAGAGAGATTTCAAAAAGTGAGCTCTCGTCCTCAAGAGTCTTTTTACAAATCAGCTCAACGCCCTCGGGATCTTGCCCCTCTAAGCCTTGTACTTGAAAGCCGAAAGACATTGTATCGCCTTTTATCATCGAGATATCGCGTCGAATCGGATTAAAGAAGTAGCCTCCGACATAGCCGCCATAATTAAGCTCGTTATTGCTCATTAGTCCGCCTCCTTTTCTTATATCCAACGAGAATAATTATCGATTGAGAGCTTAGCTACATAGCCATTAGTTAAGCTAATAATATTCTCGCCTTTCTTTAGTCTGATATTATCATAATTGCCGATAACTTGTCGATTTAAGAGAGCCCCGTCCTCGCCGTAAGCGTTCATCTGAGCCGCGTCTATTTTTATATAGCCGCCGCCTAACGGCAGATTAACAAGCAAGACTTGCTCGCCGTTTATTCTCATTACAAGATTGCCTCGCCCCTCGATCGTTAATACCGGGCGCGAGTAGATATTGCCGTTATTGCGAATAATAAACTCGTTGTCGGGATTAGTAGTAAAAGTCTTTGTATTTTCGGACTCGGAAAACTTAAACGGTTGCGTATGAAAAGTAACGGTCGCTTGCTTAAAGCGGATAAGTCTCTCGAAGTCGATAGCCTTGTAAATATTAAAGAGATAATATTTGTCGGGCTCGTTGGAAAAAACGACTTTTCCGCTCTGAGAGAAGTATTCTATTACATCATCGACGCAATATTCATAAGAGAGAGCGATATCGACCTTTTTATCGTAAGCAGAAAAGCCGAGCTCAGTAACTATATCGCCGTCTCTGCCGTCGATAGTCTCGACTTGAGTTCTTATTGCCGGTTTAGTTATCGGAGCAAGACTCGAGATAAGCAAGCCCTTAACATCAGTCGATTTTTTGTCGTTTATTATCAAATACGGGCGAGTATTCATCGATTAGCCCCTCCTTTTAAGTATAAATCGCATCGGTTACAGTTTTTCTAACGAATCTACCCATTGTTACGTCGTCCATTTTAACGTCGACTCCCTCGAGAGCATCAATAATAGCAGAGACAAGAGCAGTATTGCTTGTAGGATAGCCGTAAACATCGCCTGCCGTGTAGTCTGCTCCGTCGATCGTTGGCGCGTTAAAGCTTGTAGGGATTGCCTCCTCCATTTCCTGCGATACTTCACGCATCGCATCAGAAAAACCGACGCCTATACCCTCGGCGAGATAAACGCCGACTTCATCTCTAAAGACTTTTGACGGCGAGCTAATACCGAAAAAGCCCTTAACGCCGCCGATAACATCGTCGGCAAAGTCTCCGACTTTGTCTAATAACCAATCCTTAGCGTTTTTAATGCCGTTCCATATACCCTCGACGATATTTCGTCCTACGTCGAGCATTTCGCCCGGGATATCGTCTACTTTGTCGATAATGTTATCGAAAAAGTCTTGTCCGGCATCGATAGCCTTTTGAGCGAAGTCTCTCGCAAAGTCTGCCGCCTTGCCGATAACCTCGAGTAGCTTGTTCCAAAGTTCACCCGGGAGAGAGACTACTTTATTTATCAGATTAGAGACAAAGTCCGCGCCCGCGCTCAAAGCTTTTGAGCCGATATCAGTAGCAAAGCTCGAGACTTTACCGATAGCAGATAGCAAGAGATTCCAAAGCTTGCCCGGGAGTTCGCTTATTTTGTTAACCATATTAGATACAAAGTCGTTCGCCGTTGTCTTTGCCTTACTAACGGTATTCGAGGCGAAAGTCTTTATATTATCAAAAGTCGTTGTTAATTGCTCTTTGACTTGTCCCGGAAAAGCCTTAATCTTATTAAGCACTTCAGTAAAGAAAGAGACTGTTTTATCTCTCGCCGTCTTGAAAAAGCCCGGGAGCGTAGTAGTAAAGAAAGTCTCAATAGCAGACCATACTCTATCGAAAGTCTCTTTGATAGAGTCCCAAGCCTCGTTTATCTTTTCCTTGAATTCGTCGTTGGTATTGTAGGCGACGACAAGAGCTCCGACAAGAGCTCCGAGCAAGGTAACAATAACCATAATCGGATTAGCGTTCATCACGGTATTAAGAGCCGCTTGAGCTATTGTCATTCCCTCAGTTGCCGCGCGCCAAGCTTGGAAAGCAGTTACAACGGCGTTTATTTTCTGAGCTACCATAAGAGCAACGAGACCGCCTGCAATAGCGCCGAGAATAGGCGCGATCGCCGGGAGATTATCTATAAACCATTCGACCGCCTCTATAAGCGGCGGGATAATCTCCTCGACAAAGTCTGTTATACCCGTAATAAATTCCGTTATATTCTCTTTGCCTATCGTCTCGTAGATCTCCATAAAGCCATTAACGGCAGTCGCTCTCAAATTGCCGATAGCTCCCTCAAACGTACTAACAGATTGAGACGCCTCGACCGCGACGGGATCTTGACCGAGCTTTTTAATAGCCTCGTTAAATTCGTCTGCCGTGATTTCGCCGTCTGCCATAGCCTCGCGGAAGTCGCCCGTATAAGCTCCCGCCTCGAGTAATGCTTGTTGTAATACGCCGCTCGCGCCCGGAATCGCATTAGCTAATTGATTCCAATTCTCCGTTGTAAGCTTGCCCGCGCCTGCCGTCTGAGTTAATACCATAGAGACGGAGCGGAAAGTATCGGCGTTGCCGCCTGCAACGGCGTTGAGATTTCCTGCCGCCTCGGTTAAGCCTTGAAAGTCGTCAATACCATTAGCGGCAAGTTGAGCCGAAGTGTTAGCGATTGTGTTTAAGTCGTAGACTGTTTTGTCTGCGTAAGTCTTGACGTCGTTCTGAGCTTGCTCAATAGTCGCCGAATCGTAACCGGCGAAAGACATTGTCGTTGCGAATTTGTCGAGAGCGTCGCTCGCGTCTACTGCCTCAGATGCTATGGAGCGAAGTTCTCCGAGTACCGAGCTTATAGCCGTGCTCGCCAAGTCTGCAAGTACGCCTTTTAATACAGTCCAACCTCCTTTTGCCGAGCTCTCGGCGGCGTCGCCTGCCTTTTTGGCGGCGTCCTCGAGTTCGCCTGCATCGGTTGCAGTATTATCAAACTCTTTTCCGAGATCGTCAACGGCTCTCTCGGTGTTATTCATTTCCGAAGTAGCTTTGTTGAGCTCAGTTCTTGCCCGGGAGAGAGCCCCCTCTTGATTCTCGATATTCTTTACCGAGTTTTTATACTCGGAGGAAAGCGTCGCGACCTTCGAGGCTTGCTCCTTATACTCTGCCGTATTTTCGCCCGCCGTATTCTTGAGAGCCTCGAGTTTTCTCGTCTCCGTCTCGAGCTCTTTTCTAAGCGCCTCGTGCTTGCTTTTATTAGCCTCTGCCTTGTTTGAGAGATCGTTATAGTTATCAGTTAAGACTTTAACCTTTTCTCTTTGAGCATCAAGCTTTTTATTGAGAGCCTCAGATTGAGCCGTCAAAGCCTCCTCGCTTGAGTCGTTCTTATCATATTGAGACGCAACAAGTTTTAGCTCCGAGTCTACCTCTCGGAGAGATTGAGTAATATTAGAAAGAGCTCTCTTATATTCGCTCTCGCCCGTGAGTTTTACCGCGCCGCCAAAGCCGCTCATTGTTTACGCCTCCTTTTACGGTAGCCATTCGCCCTCGTCTTGCTCTTGCTTGAGTCTCAACTTCTCATAAGTGAAGTTCTTTCGAGCTATGAGCAGTTCCAAGTCGAAAGTGTCCTTATATGCCTTATATAGTCCGTTAAATTGATTAAGAGTTAATCTGCCGATTTCCTTTTGACTCAAATTCAATTTAGCTAAGCCGATATAGTATATCCAAGAGAAGTTTATCGGCTTGATTTCCCTTTCATCGTCCTCTTGGATTATCCGTTTTTTGAGTCGTCCTCAGATGCTCCGGCGGACTTGATAACAGTCTCATTTACTTGAGCAGTCGCGTTATCGATTCCCACATCGGTTAGCAGTCTGCCGACCTGCCTCAAAGTGAGTAACGGCTTATTTGTTCCGTTGTCCTCGTTCTCGATCTCGATAGCCTCGTTTATCATAGCCGCCATACCAAAGATTAAAGCCTTGATATTAGGCTCGCCGTTTTTTGCGTCCGTGAGATCGCCCCAAGCCTCGAGAGTTCCGTATTCCTCTTGTATTGTCTGCATAGCATTAAGATTAAATACGAGCTTATACTCCTTGTCTCCGTTCTTGAGTATTGTTGATACCTCTTTCATATATTGAGCCTCCTTTGAAAAAATAAAGCCGCCTCGCCTCGAGATTGCCAAGAGACGAGGCGACTTAATTAAATTATACCATACGCCCGGAGAAAGAATTTAGGGAGTCGGTGCGGCATAGAGAGTTTGGATATAAGCAATAGCCGCCTCTTTGCTCTGAAAGTTCTTAGCGATGCTCCAATTGCCATTTGCGAGAGTTGCGATCGTTCCCTCGATCTCGGGAGTAGAAAACTCGACCGCTTCGCCCTTTGTTTGGTCTTCTTGAGACGGCTCGCTAAACTTTACCTTGTAGAGAGTCTCTACTTTATAGATCCTTACGTTGCTAACCATTTTAACAACGATTCTCGAGACGGATAGCCAAGGAGCAGTATCATTAGCGTTGCGCGTAACTTCGCCCTCCTCTGAAATATCGTGTCCGAGCAAGTCGGCGAAAGTTGCCTCTCTATCGTCGTCCGTTCCGAGAGTGATAGTTCCGTTCTGAAAGCTTGTGTCGCTCTCTGCGAGTACGTCGTCGGCATACAGAGCGGCGGAGTTGTTTGAGATAGAGACATTAGCACTAACCGCCTTGCCAAGAGACTTAGCGCCGTCAAAAGTAGGCGTTCCGTCTGCCGCCTCGGTCAAGTGAGAGTACCAAAAGTTATTAAGTCCTATTCTTGCCATTGTTAACAATTTCCTTTCGTTAGATTTTTTTATTCAATTTGCAAGGGATAAGCAAAGCAAATTGTCTTGTGATAATACTCCGTGTCGGGCTCGTAAAAGTCGGGAGAGTCTCGTCTCGGTTGCCAAGTAAAGCCCGCGCCTTTGAGTATTGTTTTTAGGCTCTCAATAATTTTATTGATATTGCCCTTTGAGTAAACGTCAAAGTCATAATACGCCACAAAGCCCGCGATTTCGTCGTCGAGAGCGTAAGAGTTATCTTTGTCATATTGCAGATATACGACGTAGGGCTCGCCGTGTCCCTCATAGTTGAGCAGAGTAACGGGGATCTTGACTCCGTCGACTGTAAAATCTGCAAACAACGATTCTATTAACTCGTTCATAACTTATTATGCCTTTCCGCTTATATAGCGATCTTCGACTCTTTGCATCGCCTCGGTTATATACTTTTTATTAAACGACTGCCGGAAAAACGGTTGTCTCGGATATTCTCTCTTGCTTGAGCCATATTCAAAGAGATTAGCAACGAGCGGCGCGGGCGTTTTCTCGCCATAGCGGTTAGTAAAATAGCCCTTTATCTGTACTTGACAATTGATGCCGTCGTCGCTCGGAGTCTTGTAAACTCTTGAAATACCATAGTTTGAGTTAGTAAGAGATTCTCTAAGCCCTCTCGGGATCTTCGATCTCATTACTTCGAGCGTAACAGTAGCCCCGGCTTTTACCATTTCGCCGAGCATTTCCTCGGTTTTAAGATTAAGTCTCTCAAATTGCTTGATTAACTCAGTCGGGAGCTCTGCCTCAAACTTTGCCATTTAGTGAGTTATCTCCTTTGCTTGGATCTCGAGTAAGACGTTCGCCTCATCGACATTGTTTAAGTATTGTATCTCGTAGACTTTGCCTCGAAAGTTGATTCTCATATCTCGAGTTATTGTACTAACCGGGTAGCGGATCGTAAAATTTGTAAGAGCTTTCTCAAAGTCTGAATTGTTAGTGATAAGAGTAAAGCCTTTCGTAGTCTTTACGATTGCGTAAGCAGACAAGACAACGGCTTTTTGTTGCCAAGTCTTAAAGCCTGCCGAGTCCTTTACATACTCGCCGCTAACTATATCTATCAGATGCTTGAAAGCTCCTGCGTCTTTTACGTTCATAATAGGTTAATACTCCTCGAGCCGAGAATACTCTCGACAATTTGATTAGCTCTCTCAGAGTCGACCGAGAGAGTCCTCTTGTCATACATTTCCGCCGATATCACATAGACCGCAATAGTAAAATCGGGATACCCGTCGACGGCGTCGGCGTCTCGCCCGGTATAAGTTAAGACGTGAGCTTTCGCCGCCTCGAGTATAGTTCCCAACAAATCGAGATCCGCTTGTGTAGTCTCGGCTATTCGTAGGTAATTAACGAGATTGCTCGTTGTTATCTCGCTAAACTTAACATAAGCCTCCTCAGCCATTAGATAGCCTCCTCAGCCTTTTTAGACTTAGAGCCGACTCGAGACTTTTTCTCAGCAGTCTCTACGGGCTCGATATACCCGGCTCGAGTTAGATCCTTAACGAGCTCCTCGTCCGAGATTTCCTTTTGCTCTCCGGCAGTCATACAGAGACGACCGACGAAAGAGACCTTAGCTTTGTAAGTCATAGTTAAGCCCTCCGAAAGTTAAATTAAGATGCCTTCATTGTGAGAGCGGCGATCTTTTGCTCGTCCTCGACCTTAGCGTCAAACTCTACCCAACCGACAACGCCAAGAGCGTGTTGAGCGGCGTAAAGCTCACGCAATACTTCAACGTGCATCTCCTCGCTAAACTTTGTAGCAAGTCCGCTAAAGTCGCCGTAGAAAATAGCTTTCTTGCCTGCCGCCATATTCTCCATATTGTCGGAGACGTAAACGGGCTTGCCGAGCAGAGTCTTGCCCCAAGGCGCGGAGAGATCGTCTCTTAACAGATAGTCGTGGATATCGTTCTTGAGCTTGCGGATAGCATCGCGAGTAGACGGAGACATAATCCAAATTGCGTTTGCTTGGTAAACGTCCTTTACCTTGCCCTGCAAGTCGATAAGCTCGTCGCCGGTGACTGCATTAG